TTGAATCAATTGGCTGGCCCCGCTGGCAGCGGTGGCATCTTAAGCTTTCTTGGCTTCGGCACTCGGGCCACTGGCGGCTCGGTGTCACCGGGTAGCACCTACATGGTGGGCGAGCGTGGGCCAGAGCTGCTCACAATGACCCCAAGCGGCGGCTATGTCACTAGCAACAGCGCCAGCCAGGCTGCAATGGATCGTTACAGCAGCGGCAACACTCGCGGTGGCTCGATCTCGGTCAACTACAACGTCACTGACATCAACGGCATGAGGTTTGTTACCGAGGATCAGTTTCGCGCTGGTATTTCCCAAGCAGCCAAGCAAGGTGCAGACGGCGGTTTTAACCGCACCATGAGTAGCCTGAAAAACAGCAGGTCAACCCGTTCTCGCGTTGGGGTCTAATGTCAATTCAAGCCATAGCCACGTTTATTGACGCTGGATCTGGTAGACGCTACCAAAACGGGAAGGTTGGATCGTCTGTCAGCGGGTATCAATACTTGTCGTTCATTTACCAAGGTGCGGCCAAAAGCCGCAGCGGTGACAACCTTCAGGCAGCTTTGGTTTTAGCGAACAACACTTTGGCAATGAATGTTGCTAATGAGCTGGTGGCTAACTACGCGACCGTTACCGTTGAAAATTGGCTGATGAACCCAAGTACATATAGCCGCTCACGGCGTTTGACATCAGAAGTTTGGCTGGTGTCTAGTTTTTCCTACGATCCCGAAACAGTCGAACTTGTGTTATCAAGCAGCCTTGACGCGATTGGAACGCAAGCTCCGACACGGGTGCTGACCCGCAAGCTTGTGGGTGCTCTGCCCACAACCGGCTCGGTTCGCAACTTGTGATCCCGCACCAGCTCATTGGCAAGCCTTACCGTTTGGGGTCTAATTTTGAGCAACACGGCACAGGCGACTGCCTGAGCCTGGCGCGTGCGGTTTTAGCTTATTACGGTATTGCGACACCGGAGCCACAGCGCCAGTGGTACAGGCGCCTTCGCCAAGGCGACACTGCTGTTTTTCGCGAAGAGCTGGAACGATGGGGATTTCAAACTTCAGCAGTAGACTGTGGGGTAGTTGCCCTGTGCCAAGCTGATGCAGGGTATGGGCTCGCCACTTGGTATCTAAACGGATGGATTCATTACGCAGGGTCGGTGGTGAAATGGAGCCGGTTCGACGCCCTGCAGGTCCACGGGCTTTATTGCCAGCGGAAGTAGAGATGTGCCAAGTCCTTGGAATCACCGAGGACGATTATTGGATGTTTGTTGATCTAGCCCGAACGCACAACGGCGAACGCCGCGAAGGGTACGAGCTGGTTCCAGACATCAGATGCGAACCCGCTGTTACTGCGGCTCTAATCAACCTAGCTATCGGCATTGCGTTGACTGCCGTCAGCGTGCTGTTGACGCCAAAGCCGCGTCCACCTCAGGAAACGAAAGGACCACCACGACTACAAACGGCAGACGCTGTCGGCCCTAAAAGGTTCGCCACGCAGGCAGGCTTTAACACCGTTCAATCAATCGCATCGCTGGGCGAAGTAATTCCTCTCGTCTTCGCTAACTACAACATTGTGAACAAACAGGGCGGTGTACGTGTGTCGTCTCGTTTGTTGTGGTCACGGATGAGTAGTTGGGGTACGACCCAGCAATTTGAAGGTATCTACTTGTTTTCCAGTGGTCCAATCGCTGCTCGCCCCGAATTTGAAGGCTTTGCTCTGGGTGATTCTTTGATCACCTCCTACCCATCAGACAAACTTCGCCTCATCTTTGGCACAGATGGCGGCAGACCATTAGCAAGACCGCTCCTGTCTACAACTGGTATGGGACAATATCCAAATACGCTTGCTACAAAAACGCGGATCCCCGGCAATGGCTTTGAGATATTCCGTCCCAATACTGGCCCAAGTCCTGATTTTTGCGGAACCCGCACACCGTCAAGTCAGACACAATTTGGTGCGTATGCTCCAATGCCTAACGGTATGGGGTTTCAGATTCCATATGAGCTTGTGTTAATCCCAGACGGGCAGGGTAGGGACGTAAAAGAGAGGGCAAGAGAAAAGCGGAACAAGATGGGGCAAACTTTCTCGGTCGGTGCTGCTGTAACCGCAGTCGCCGGAAACATATCAACCAAAGGCACAAGCATAACCTACACGATTACAGGCAGTTTGTACAATAGCAGTAGCTTTGGCGATTGGGGGAACACGGATATTCGTCAAACACAGGAAACAAGAAGGGTTGAGATCGACTCAGAGATAGGCATTGGCAGCTCTTACCTTGTCGGCCAGACCCTGACAACATGCACCGCTACATCTAGCGAACAACCCTACAGCGTAAATACCCCCAAAAGCTATACCTTTACCGTATCCGAGAGTTCTTCTAGCAATAATGTAGACACTGCTAGTGTTCAAGGCAAGGCAGGATCATACGAACTCTTGACGGTTCAGCGCGTCGCAATAGCAACAATCTCAAACAGCCGCCCATGCAACGTAACCGAGATTGGGATTCGCAGCAATGTATGGAAGCAGATCAGCTTTGCCAATGTAAACACTCAACCAGCAGACAGCACAATTAAAGACTTCGAGGAAGAAGGCGGAAGTATTGGTCTTGGTCAAGTGAATAAATACATCACACGCTATTCATTTTTCGGCGTTCAAGCGCGAGTGCGTGGTTCGTCAACATGGACAAACTTGACAGGCACGGACACTGTACTTTGCATTAAAGGTAACACTCCCCAGGATCAATACAACTATCTGTTTATCGAGCATCCATTAGGACAGTATGAGTTCAGGCTTGTCCCTGTAGCGGGAAACGGCATCTATAAATTCTGGCTCGGAAAAAACAGAAGGATTCTGCAGCTACTCCCCGACTCACCGATCGAAGGGATACAAGTTACCGTTTCAGGCGCTCCAGGTGATAGGCGGTTCAGGCTTTATCTTTCGGCAGTAACAGTCGATAACACTGATGGCACTTTTTTCAATAAAGAATGGGTTATTGCAGGCGGCACTAATCCAAACGTCCTTGCAACATTGGATACATCTCTTCCAGAGGTAAGAGCGAGGAGCCTGAATCCCTATGACGCAATAGCAGATTATGTCAAGTATGACAGTGAAAACACGAGCCATTCTTCTGGGCCTGAACATGAAGTTGTTTACGTTAACGAGGTTATTTACAACGACGAGACGCGCTGGGATTTCTTGCCAGTTTATGGTACTACCGGGCCGCAATACGACAACCTTGCGATTGCCGGATTGAACCTATGGTCCGACAAGGAATGGTCATCGCTATCTGAACTTTCTGCGTTCTTCAAATACGGAATCAGAATAAGAAAACCGAATGGCGAAACAGGGGCAACCAACCTGTTGCCTGAGATTGTTTATGCGCTATTAACCGATGAGTCTTTTGGCGCGGGCAAACTCATTGGCACTGCCCAGGTTGATGCAGCGGTAATGGCGAGCGCTGCTCAATACTGCTCGGCAAATGGCTTCACCTGGAACGGTGTGATTACCGACAAGGTGAATCTACGCGAATGGATTTTTGAGCAAGCTGCATATTGCTTGCTTGATTTTACGATTATCGGTGGCAAGTTTTCATTGCGCCCAACTCCGATCGTCAGTAGTAGTAGTGGTGCGATTCTGCGGAATGCAAGGCCAGAAATATCCGCATTATTTACGGACGGAAACATTCGCAACTTAAAGGTTGTTTTCCTTGAGCCAGAAGATCGCAAACCGTTCAAGGCCGTCTGCTTGTATCGAGAGGATTCAGAAAACGGCTTCCCTGAAACTCGCAGTGTTACGGTCAGCTTGGCGACTATTTATGGACCTGTGCTCGATCCCATAGAGGCAGGCGATCACACCAAAGATCCAGAAGAAACATTTGATATGACGCAATTCTGCACGGTTGCACCTGGCGAATACCCAACGCATCCTGTCACCTTCGCCAAGGTAGCAATCCGCACTCGAACCTTGGTAACGCATAGCGTCACGTTCCAAACCACGCCAGAGATGGCAATGGGTCTACAGCCGGGTGAATACTTCCGATTGGTCAGCGAGGCTACGCATACCAGCCGTTTCAACAATGGAGCGGTAAGCGATGATGGCGTTGTGACCAGCACTACGCCTTTGTCAAGCGGCAGCCATCAGGTGTATTACTGGACACCGGGCTCAACATCTGTGCAAACAGGAACACTGCGTATATCGAACGGCATTGCTACAAACCTTCGCGGAACTATTTATACACTAAGAAACAGTGTTACCGAAGAACGGATCTACAAGCTCGAATCCCTGAGTTATGCCGAAGACGGATTGGTAGAGGTCACAGGAAGCCACGTTCCGCTGACCGGCGATACTGCACCAGTCAGCGGGGCCTTGGCGATCATGGACGATCGCGGCTTTGACGTAGAAATTGCTTAAACTGAAACGAGCACTGGTGCGATTGTGGTCGCCTCATTCCCTTCAGGGTTAAAACCGACAAGCCGCAGCTACCGGCCTGGAAAGTTTCCGCAGGTCGCGTTTGAGGCATTGAATGGTGCGACCACTATGATCCGCTACGGCCAGAAGCCGTACAACGCCCAACTGACACTGACATTTGCGAACATTGACGATGATGATGCGGTCGAAATCGTAAATCATTATGAAGAACGCATGGCGACGTTCTCTAATGTGACTTTCAGCAGCGCTAACGGATTAGCCGGATTGGGATCTGATCTTTCAAGACAGGTAGGCGAGCTTGAATCAGGGTTGAAGTGGCGCTACGCCGAACCACCTCAGGTGGAGAGCGTTTACCCTGGCATCAGCACGGTTACGTGTACGTTTACCGGCTACCTTGATGGCGTGTAGAATGTGATCAACGTACAGTGACGCATCATGGCGTTTTACAGCGGTCTCGACGGTCAGCTCTATCTGGACGGCACCAAAATTGGCAAGGTCCAAAACTGGTCGCTGAATGCGACGCAAGCAGTGCTGGAGACCACCAGCCTTGAGGACACTGACCGAACACTGATTAATGGCGTCCGCAGCATGAGCGGTAGCTGTCGAGTGTTTTACCACTCCAATGGCGATGCCAGCGACTTCATTAACAACATCATTAAGTCTGGTGCGACCGGCTCCGAGGATGGCGCTGCCACTCAATCAACCACGGTGCTCTTTAAGTTGCACGTCAACTCCACCAAGTACATCGAGGTTTATGCGTGGATTACCGGAGTCAGCATGAGCATGGCAGTTGGCGAGGTCTTTTCTGTTGAC